TAAAAACGCTTTAAATGGGTGTGTCTCTTTATTCATTAATAATACCTTCTACCCAATTTTCTGCTGTATTTTCAGCATATCTTTCTGAATGATTGTGGACTTTTCTTGTTGCATGAAAATCAACGCCTTCAATTAAATCAACTTCAAACCCAAGTTTTGTTTTAAATACTTTTGCCACTCTATTACCTTTTTGATATTGGTGGTATACTTCTCTTTCTGTCATATAAACTCCTATATGTTATTTTTAAACACGAATTCGATAGCTCGTGCAGCTTCTTTTTCTAAATCTCTTTTATTATACCAACCACCAGTATCAGTATCTAAATCTCTGCAGATATATTCTATTTCTTTTGGTGTAATTGGATATCCTTTACTGTGAGCATTACCAGCTGTTGTTAACATGATTTGATACATCTTTGCATACCAACCAGTTCCATTGATTACTTTATATTCATCAACTTGTTTCTTATTAACGAAAGGACAATCACGATATGACGTCCATGTATAATTTGTATTGTTTAATTCGTTTCTTTTTCTTTCAAGTAAAGCTTTTTGTATTGCTTCAGGAAATCTATCGAACATTGTTTGATTAGGTTTAACGTATGGATATTGTTCCATAAGCTTATGTGGGTCCATAGTATCTCCGTCATGAGAGAATATGAAATTAAAACTGTTTTTATATTTAGCAGGAACATAATACATTCTGCTTAAGTCTTTGGTTTGAGCATCAGCAATATCGCCAATCTCTTTATTTAAAGCATACCAAAAATGCTTAATGTCTTCTTTGTTAACGACATCAGTTAATGGAAAGACGAGTCTAAACTTTGGCGATTCAACTGTAGACGATGCTGTTGAATAACATACATAACGATACTTATCATACTTTGATTCAATATCTTTCATGTCACCATCATAATCATCGATATCAAGAATACCAAAGCCAGCCCAACCTACAACATTATCATTTGCACGTGTAGTACCTGTTTGATATATTGCTGGACTTAAAAGCGGAGCGTCTTTCTTTGTAGGATATTTAGTCGACTCAGAAAGCTTATAGAGAATAGCCTCGAACTCGTCGAAACTATTATAATCCATACGCTTATCTGTTTTGTTATCGTATATGCTATCAAATATCGTTAAACTTACCATGATTTCCTTCGTGTGAAGGAGCCTCCCAACCTTCTGGTTTTATTAAGTCTGGTAATCCTAGTGGATTTGGTCTTGATTCTTTTACACCTACTTCTTTTGATAGGTTTGCTTTAAGCACTTCATCCCATGCTTTATATGCATCAATACCAAATGCATCAAGAGTACCAATAGCAACAACACAAATATCAATAAGACCATCAACAATTTCTTCTGGGTCTTTATGCGTAAGAGCTGCTTCTGTTTCCATTAGTTCTTCTCTTATAAACTTAACTCTAAATTCAAGATACTTACGTAGCTTTTCAGCATCGTCTCTATTATTATGAATCCACGACTTTACGCCATATTTGTATTGCATATCGGATATATCTTTTACCCAGTCTTTGCTCATGTAATAATTCCTGATTTTGCTGTTACGATTCCACTATCCATTTCTCTTACCTGGTCAACGATTTGGTCAACTGGGTCAACGATGAATAGCACAAATTTGTTATCAATAGTAATACCATCTTTAGCTTTTGTATAAGCCATGAACGGCATAAATCCAATCTTACCTTCTCCAGCCGGAATAAGTGAATATCCATCTGTGATTGTAATTGAATCTTCATTCTCTACTACTTTACCGATAACTTCCTCTCCTGAGGATAGTCTTACTAATTTCATATTTTTCTCCATATTAGTCTATTATACCACATTTTTACGTAAATGTAAACGTTTTTATCCAAAAAAATCCTCAAGGTTTGCGACTTCTTTCGAAGACCAGCCTACTGCTTCCAAGACTGGTTCAATAGGGTCAAGGAATGTTTTTTGAAATTGGGTCTCATGGTCTATGTATTTAGTTAAGCCAAACTCCTCTGGGAGGTAGGATGGAAACGCAATAACATTTTCATGAATTGAATTTGGTTGACGAAGATATAAGAACTTAATCTTTTCGCCATTGTTAATGAGTTCGTATTTCTTTTTAAGTTGCATGTCTTCAATCAATTTGTTATAGAGTATCGAGCCACGAACGTGAATGGGTGTACCTTTTTTGTACAATGAATTTCTATCTTGGAACTTTTTAACTTGAGTTACACCACGAGGAAATGCAATTTGGTCAGGGTCAAGAGTTTTGAAATAGTTTTTGAACTGTTCAATAGCTTCTTGTACTGTCCTTTCATCTTCTTTCATAATGACTTTGAATATATTTTTAAGAGCGTCACGACATGGTTCAGGTGTAGAAGACTTAATGGCTTCAATACCCATAATTTTAAGCTTTGGTTCAGCATATCTTACGCCTTCGTTATCATGTACATTCATAATATATCTTTTCTTTGCAGTCCAAAGCGCACGATCAGCGATTGCTTCACGTTTCATAACCATACGATTATCTACTCCACCAAGATACTTATACAACTGGTCGTAGGACTTTTCAAGCTCTGGTTCAAGAGCTTCACTTGCAACTTTATCTAAGAAGTCAATTTTATTTTCAGGTTTGAATTTTTGAACAAAGTCATCTAAGCATACATACAACGAATCTGTGTCGATGGCAATGACATAGTCTTTCCATTTTTCAGGTTTGAGCACTCTGTTGAGATAGGTGTTAAGCGAAAATTCGGCCCATCGAATTGTAAGTTGTCCGGTGAGGGTAATAGCTTCTGCGATTCTCTGGTCGAAGAATCGAAAATAGCGATTGCCAAGAGCACCATACAAACTGTTAAGAAGAATCTTAATAGCCATTTGTCTGTTTTCTGCAATAGCGATGTCTCTTTCGATTTGATATAGTTTTTGTTTGTCATTTTTATCTACCTTTTCTTTTTCTTTTTGAGCATTAATCATTTCTTGTTTAATCCCTACACGCTCTTTGTACATTTCATCGATGATGAATGGGATTATACCTGGCTTGTCTACGTTAAAGTACTGGCCATTTGCCGCAAGAGCTTTACCTCTATTAGGAGACATTTTATGCGAAGTGATTGCATCATCGATATCGAACTGAGTAATCTCTCCATTTGCAATTGTTTCTGGCGACATATTGTATTGCATAATAATTGATGGATAAAGAGAGTTTAAATCAAACGAAACAACATTATCATGTATTCCTACTTGTGGGTCTTTGACAAAGCCACCTGGATAGTTTGATTTAGTTTTATCTTCAACAAATGGTATAGCAATATTGTTAGCGAATAATCTGCGATAGATAATCGTATCCCATATCATTGTAGTACCAAATGTATCGTTATAGTTAACTCCAGCTTTGTAAGCCATCGTCATGCAAAGAGTAATCAATCCAAGTTTATCTTCGATTTTATCGACAAGCTCAACGTCTTTGATATTATAATCGATAAACTTTTGATGATTGTGTTTGTAAAGAGTATGGAGATTAGAATACTCATCGTAAGATAGTTTCTTTTCTCCTAGCACGACATGCGCAATGTTGTCGAGTTTATATGATTCTTGTGGTCCATAGGAATAGCCAAACTTCTTGAATAGGTCAAGGTAATCAAGTTGAGATATACCTTTAAGTTCATAAGCAGTTTGAGTCCTTCCCATCTTAGTTACGTCTTGTCTATCAATCATTCCCCAGGGACTCAGTCTTTTGACATAAGCTTCACCAAGCATACGATTGATTCTATTTACAAGATATGGAATATCAAAGAACCTTGAATTCCAGCCAGTGACGACATCAGGACAATATTGTTGAGATGACCAGTGAGTAATGAAGTTAATAAGTAAATCATCTTCACGGTCAAACTTACGATATACAACCATGTGGTCTTTCATATAAGATTTGTCAGTATCATAATCACCTAAGCCCCAAACATAGTAAGTATTACCAATATTGTTTTTCATACAAATAGCAGTAATCTTATGGTCAGCTTTTTCAGGCTCAGGGAATCCATCGTCAGAAGCAACTTCAATATCGATTGTTGATACGTTGATTTTGTTTCTATCGAATTCGATATTACCTGGATAGTAATCATTAATGAACGCTGGAACGTACTTTGTATTTCCGTATATTTTCTTACCAGACACGCCTTTGTTTGCTTGTACATATTCGTTTGCAGTCCTCATAGACTCGAATCTTTTACCAGCATTTGCTACACCAACAGGATTTCCATCAAGCGATTTCCACTTGGTAGGAAGATTAGTAGATGTAAAAAGGATTGGTTCGTATTTGACTTTCTTTTCAATTCGTCTTCCATGGTCATATCCTCGTAAGAGAATCATATTACCATATCGAGACACATTAGTATAGAATTTCATCATATGTATATTATACCATAGTTTAGGTTAAATGTAAAGGTTTATTTGCATTTATTTTCAATTAAAGATTGGGGAGCAATTTCTTACTCCCCGCATGATTTTGTCAATTTGGTCTTAAATACTGTTATATTGCATTACCATTAACATTGGTGCTAATCCTAAAATTAACCCTGTAATTAATAAAGCAAAGATAGTAGTTTTTAAGGCCTCGGCAACGTCTTCATACTTATCCATTAAATGGACTATATGTTTCATGTTGTTCTCCAGTAAATATTTCATTTATATCTACTGAGTTTCGCTGCTCGCCAGTTTATCTCTATTCAATGAGATATTCTTTCTTCTTTGATGCCCCAGCAGACCCTAATTCGATCTTTCTAGGACGCTTCTCTTCCGGAAGTTCTACTCTAGCATACACTACAAGTATTCCATCTTTCAAATCAGCACCGTCTATTACAACAAATTCTGAGAGTCGAAATGATTTCTCGAATTTGCGGGACGATATACCTTTATACGCGTATTCACGCGATACCGATGCCACCTCTCCCTTGATTTTCAATATGCCATCTTTAAGTTCCAAGGATATATCCTCTTCTTTAAATCCAGCAATTGCAAGTTCGATGAGAAATTTTTCATCATCGATTTTCACAACGTTATGTGGTGGATAGTTATCAGTTCCGGACCTCGCACTTTGATGAATCCTTTCCAGGTCTTCAAATAAAGTATCGAATCCGACGAATAATGAACGTGGTACGTTCAAAGTATTTCTTACCATTTTTAGTTCCTCCTATATATAGCAAGGTTTGTTAGAGCCGGTCCAATACCGCACTCTTTCAGTTATATTTATACAAGCTTGATTGCTAGTTTAAATAATTCTTTTATAAGTAGATTTTTACTACTTTGTGTAATCTGCCTGATTTCATAAGCTTATGAAATATTTTCCAGGTCTTTTTAATTCTTTTCTCCATTGTTGGAATTCCCTATGTTATACTTAGGGCATAGTTCCCATTGAGTTTTTTCCTTAAAAGGAATCACCTTAATCTGTCTCAATGGTGCTAATTCTTTAGCCATCTCCGGCTTCATAATCGTTACTAAACCCCAGTCGGCGAGTAATGTTGCGATTGTGTTTCGTCTTTGTACATCGTTCTCTAATAAACTAGATGGTTTTCCATCTAGCAAAAATAGTTCTTTAAAGTGAACTATAAAATATCTACCTTGCTTATGTAAAATATGGCAAGATTGAAATAGCTTCTGGTCTTTGCGAGAAGCTACACCTATACGTGTTAATGTTTCGCGTATCTTTAAAAAGTCATCTGGTTCTCTAAGAGAGACTTCAAGCATACTGCCTGGAGTCCAATCTTTTATTTGTATTTGAGTGTTATCGTTTTCCACCTTTATATATCCTTTGTTTCAATTGTTCAATTTGTTCATCATTAATTAGAGATAACGCTGATTTAGCTTTTTCATCACTATACCCATAATTTTCTTTGATGAGTTCAAGATGGTCAATATCACTGGCCTTAATCCATTTAGACCATCTTTTCTTCTTTCTAATTATATTTATAAGAAAATCAAACTGAACGCGATGGTCTAGATGATGGTGGATATTCATTTCATTTGCATA